AAGAAGTATTAAAGAGATTGAATCAACATACTAAAGAGATAGTAAAGGCTAGATCAAATAAGATAGAATGGACTGTGAAGTTGGCGTGGATGAGTAGAATATTGCATAATGGGTTCGCATTGAAGATTAGATTATTGAATGAAGTTCCTAAGTTTATGGTATATGCTATAGAACAGGAATGGATAGTATATCTAGGCATTAGAGGATTTAATGTCATGAACACTAATAATAAAAAGTATTGGAATGGAAGGTGAAGTGAGATTAACTATTGATGAGTACAATGATATGTATTTAAAAGCTATCGATCATGATAGTAAAAACAAAGGAGGCATAATAGATGAGGATGAAGTAAGAGCTACTATTGTAGCTGAATATACAGAAGTCATAAAAGGCATTAATACTAATGCGTTGAGTGTTATTTCTGAGTTCTTAGCTGTAGTATACAATAAGAAGGTTAAAGTAGATGTTGATTTACTCAAGCCATTAGGTAAACTATCATATAAAGATATGAGTAGTTTTATATTGGTTAGTAGTGTAGAATAATGTTATATACAGTAGTTAACGGTAAGGTTGTTATTGATCTAGGTATCCTTAGGATAGCGGAGTTCTCCGCAATATGGGATAGGGATGATAGTATAAACAAAGAGAAGGCTAATGCAGAATTAGATTTCGTATATAATGTGTGTGATTATAGAAGTCCTTATCGTAAGATGTATAGGGATGATCAACTACTAGAGGCTGTAACTAATGATTTTATGTTTAAGTTGAAGAACTGGAAGGTTGATGCTATTGTTGCTACTGCTATATCTAAGTATATGGCTATGCGAGATACTGCTTCTTATAAAGATTATAGGGCTATAGATAAGAGCATGGAAGTAATACGTAACTTATGTATAGGGTTTATTATACCTGAGAGTCTTGATGTTAAAGATAAATTAGATGTAGCTAAAGCCCACTTGGATATGGTAAAGAAATACGAGGAGGCTATAATGTCTATGTCTAAGATAAGGAGTAGACTAGAGAAAGATATGACAGAGCTTGATGCTAAAGGTAAGGGTCAAAGCAAGGTTCGAGATAGAGAACGCCGTATGGAATCAGAAAGACAGACTTTGTGATAAAAAGTGAAATACTAGATCAAAGAAGACTTAGTGATGACTTTTCATATTGGAAGCATTGTAGCGATTTAGATTTAGAGGGAGGGGTTACTCCTGATTATTGGTTTAATAGCAAGGTAGCCAAAGATTGGCGATTTATAGATAAGGATATATATAATCCAATATCAAATACTGATCAAGAATACTTATTCTTTGTTAATAGTGGACTATTCAGAGAAGAGGCTGCTTATTTTGAACGATATGGGTGTTATACTCAAGCACCTGAAGGAACTCATGCTTTTAATAACTATTGGAATGTACAAGAAGACAGATGTAATAATGGGTATACTATAGGCGGAGTACGAATAACAGGTAGGATGTATTTTATGTTAAACTTTAGTAGGATGAGAGCTACTAAGGTTGACGATAAAACAGGAAAGGTAATTGAATTTAGAAAGAAGATTAGGTTTCCTAGATTTCTTGATCATCAGTTCTATTTGTTTAATGAGTTAGAAAAGTGTATGGGAGAGGGGGTATATGAAGGTATACCCAAGTCTAGTTTCGTTATGGCTAAGTCTCGTAGAAAGGGTATGACTTATGTTATATCTTCAGGATTAATTGTATATAATTATACATTTCTTGTTAGTAGTAATAACATATTAGCTGCTGGTGAGACAGATCACTATAAGGCTACGTTGGATGCTGTGTGGTTTACTGTAAATCATCTTGATGGATATACTGAACTAGGACAGAATCGACATAAGAAGAATGCCAGAGAGCATTTTAAGGCTAGTTATGTTGAAACAATAGGAGGTAAAGAATTAGAGTGTGGATCTCTTAGTGAGATTAGGTTTGTTAGTTTTAAGGATAATCCATTTAAGAGTATCGGAGAGAGTGTTGATTTTATAGGATTTGAGGAAGCTGGTAAATTTAAAGGGTTACGTAAGGCACTTAGAGTATCAGAACCAACATATAGAGATGGTGATTATTATACAGGATCTTCTATCATATGGGGTACAGGTGGAGATATGACACAAGGAGGTAGTATTGATCTTAGTGAGATATTCTATAAACCTACTGGTTACGGGTGTATGGAATATGCTAATATTTATGATGATCATAAAACAGGTACTTGTGGTTGGTTTATAGACGATATGTGGTACTATCCCGCAACTATAATAGTTGATGGGAAGGAAGTGCAATGTGTAGATAGTCAAGGTAATAGTTTAAGAAAGTACGCTGAGATATCTCTTGATAATAAGAGGTTGAAGATGCAGGGTACTAATGACTACGATACGTTTATAACACAGCAACCAAAGACTCCATCTGAGGCATTTATGGTTATATTGGGAACTAAGTTTCCAGCTAAGATGTTGAACGATAGGCTTAATGAGTTGTTATCAGATTCAATACAGATTGATGCCCGATGGGTTGGTAGATTAGCGATGGGTAGTGATGGTGAATTGAAGTTTGTTCATGATCCTACTATTGTTCCTATTGATGAATATCCAATAAAGGCAGGTACTAAAGTAGATGGTGGTATTGTTATATATTATAGGCCAGATAAAGCAGATCGAGGATTGAAGTTTAAAAATAGGTATATCGCAGGAGGTGATCCATATGCGCAGGATACAGCTAGTACTAGTGAGAGTTTAGGTTCGTGTTATGTATTCGATAGGGTAACTAGACGAATAGTAGCGGAATATGTAGGTAGACCAGACAGTACAGGTGATTTCCATAGGCAGATAATGTACTTGCTTATGTTTTATGAAGCAAGGATATTGTATGAGAATGTAACTCCTGGATTCGATGACTTCTTTGAAAAGGAAGGTAAGCTGTATTTATTAGCTGAACAACCAAGATACATAAAAAGGATAAGTCCGGGAAGTAAGGTAGATAGACCTTATGGTTGTCATGCTAGTGTACCTATAATAACCGCTTATATATCACTAATAAAGGATTGGTTATTATCTAATGATACCATAGTGGATGAACAACCACTGATGTTGAATACTATATTATCGTTAGGTCTATTACGTGAGTTAATGGCTTATTCTAAGAATGGTAACTTTGATAGAATTGTTGCACTCGGTATGGTTATGATATTAGATAAGGAGCTTGAAGGATTAGAAGTAAGCATGGCTGATACAAATGTGGTGTTAACTAAAGATAATCCGTGGATAGATATGATGTTTGATGATAATAAATCTAGAGACGAGTTCATGACAGATTTGAGAAATGATATAGATAATGGTTTTTATATGTTGTAGATTTAAGTATCTTTGTATTACTATTTTAATAAATATGTAAACATTAAATATGAGTAAGTTTAAGATTAAGCATGGAATGCCTATACAGATGGTGTCTACTAAATCTAAGACTGATGAGTGGTTTAAAGAATCGGCTAAAGCAGCATTTAACGTTGCCATTAAGTCGGGTAATGATACCAGAAAGACATTTAGTGAGAAGATTGAGTTATATGATTTATATAATGGTATAACTGATGATTCTTATTTAAAGGAGTCGTTCAATACGGTAGGTATTAAGAATGTTAAATTTAATCCTAAGTTTCAACATTATCCACTTGTATCTCCTAGAGTAGACTTACTATTAGGTGAGTTAACTAAAAGAAGTTATAATTATACAATAGGGGCTGTTAATCCAGATGCTATTAGTATGAAGCTACAGGAACGTAAACAGAAGTTTACAGCCATGATGCTTGAGTTATATACAGAAGAAGAATATAATGAAGAGTATATAAAAGGTAGGTTAGATGAGTTTGAACAATCTGACGTGAGGAGTACTGCTGAGATGCAGGCTGATGAATTACTTAATTATTATAAGGTGGTTCATGACTTTGAGGATATTGACTATAAACTATTATTTTCTTGGCTTACTGTTGGTGAACATATTGGTTGTGTTGAGTTGATTAATGGACGACCTGTTGCTAGAGAATGTGATAATAAGATGATATATATCGCTAGAGATGGAGGTAGTGATAAAGTGGTTGATGCTGAGATCATAGTAGAGATTACATATGAGCCAGTTGGTGATATTATAGAAACGTATTTTGATCATTTAAGTAAGAGGGATGTAGATAAGTTAATAGGAGATAAAGAAACATCTACTGTTGGTGATCTACCTTTTAATTTTAATGGAGATACTGATACTTATCCTGAAGTAGTGTTTGAATCTAAAGCAGACCTAGCTATATTTAGAAGTAGTGATGGTGATGCGAATCAACCATTTGATGGAGATGGTAATTATAGAGTAGCTAAGATTAAATGGAAGGGATTTCGCAAAATCAAGAGACTGAAAGAACACATTAATGGTAATGTTACATATCGGTTGGTATCTGAGTTCTATGAACCGGATATAACAAAGGGCGAAGAAATCGAGGTTAAGTGGATTACAGAATGGCATGAGCATACATTAGTTGGTAGTGATATATGGGTTGATGGTAAGATATGTGAATTGCAATTCAGATCGTTCTTGAAACCTTATGAATCTAAGAGTGGATACTTCGGTAAGTATAATATTAAAGGTAGCGGTAAAGCTAGAAGTCTATTAGATAGAGCTAAGCCATTATCTTATTATTATGATATGGTATTTGCTAGACTTGAAGATATGCTCAGTAAGAATATAGGTAAGGTTATCGAACTGGATGTAGCTAAGATACCGGAAGGATGGAATCCTAAGTTGTGGCTATATTATTTGAAACAACATAATGTGGCTGTGGTCAATAGCTTCAAAGAGGGAGATAAAGGATTGGCTATGGGTAAATTAGCCGGCTCATATAATACAACAGGTAGGGGTATTGATATGGAGCTAGGTAACAGCATTGTAGTATATATTCAGATATTAGCTATGATAGAAGACCTGATAGCTAAGGTTACTGGCATTACTGATCAGAGGTTGGGTCAAATATCAGCTAGAGAGTTAGTAGGTAATGTGGAACGAAGTACAATACAAAGTAATCATGTAACTGAATCATACTTTAATGATCTAGATAAGACTAGAGAAGAGTATTATTTATTATTCTTGGATGCAGCAAGGTATGCACACAAGAAGGATAAGACTCTATTACAGTATGCCACTAGTGATATGAACTTAGTACCTATTGAGTTAGATGGAGAATTACTTAGTATGGTAGACTTAGGTATCTTTCCTAGTAATAATGCAAGGGATGTTAATTTCGCACAACTACTTAGGAGTTCTATACAACAACAGTTTGCTAATGGTAATGGCGATATAGAGAGTTTAGCTATTGCTCACTCTACTAATAGTTTTGCTAAGTTATCTAAGTCATTAAAAGAGGCACAAGAGAAAGCAGCAGCCAGACAAGATGAAGCAGCGAAAAAGGCATCTGAATATCAAAGGGATGCTCAGTTAGCTGTTATTAGTGCCGAACGAGAAAGAGATAGTGCTAAGTTTAAACATGAGGAGAATCTGTTGCGTATTAAGTTGGGTGCTGAATCATTTAGTAAGGATAAAGATACAGATAATAATGGCATAGATGATTCTATTCAACTTACAATAGCTAAGTTAAATGATGAAACTAAGCGAGAAGAGATACGATCTAAAGAGCGTATAGAGGAAGATAAAATAAGAAATTCTAAAAACAAGACTACTTAGGTAGTCATAATTAATTATATGTAATCCATTATATTATGCTAGTACAGGATGAAGACTTCAAAGCTGAAGATATGTATCTTGATGATCATTTAGATTCTGGTGATATTCTAGACGATGCTATAGTTTCGGGGGATGTTAAACCAAAAGAGGAGGAAGATGATACAGGAAGTATTAAGACAGAGGATAAGGCGGATGAAGTTAAGGGTGAAGATGACAAACCTAGTGAAGATATTGATATTATTACCGATGAGGAAGAAGAGGATGAAGTAGAAGAGAAGGTAGATGAGGATGCACGAAAGGAATTAGTTGAATCATTAAGCAAGCCTGAATTATTCTCTGCGTTATCTAAGTATATGAATGATGAAGGGTTAATGGAAGGTGCTGTCGAATCTAGTGAGGATATGATGTCAGTATTTGCAGAGGGGTTTCTCAATACATTAGATCCAAAGGCTAGACGTATAGTTGAAGGGTCTATGAATGGTATATCTGTTGACTCTTTATTTGAAAGTGAAAAGGTTAAGTTTAAGTATGACAAATATAGTGATGATGACATAAAAAATGATGTCGAGATCGCTAAAGTTGTATATGCTCAATACTTACAAGATACTATTGACGATCAAGATGAGATTAAGGATATGATCAATTATGCAATAGATAGTGATTCTATTGTGAATAAAGCTATTAAGTCCAAAGCAAATGGAGTAAAGAAACAGTTACAGATTGATGAGAAAGAACAACAAGAGATAGTTAGATATAAAGAAGAAGCAAAGAAACAGCATAAATTACGTACTGCTAACATAAGAAAAGATATCGATGGTACTAATGATATATTCGGTATTGAATTAACTAAAGCTGATAAGAATAAACTATACGATATGTTGGCTGTCCCGGTTGAGATAGTCGATAACAATGGCAGAAAAGTTGCTATTAGTGCGTTAAATAAGGCTATTGACGAAGACCCCACTATTATGAAGCAGATTAATTTTTTATATCATAAGGGCGTTATAGGAAAAAATGGTACATTAGACGCTTTAGCCACTAAGCTTCATAGTAAGGTAGCTAAAGACATATCAGATGTAGTAAAGACGAAAAAGAATAAAAGGACAAATAAAGGTAAGAGCGATGGTGATGAAGTTTACGCATCGGGGATTAAAGCTATCCAGAGACAATTTTCTGGGTTAAGAACGTAAAGCATTAAATTTTTATTATGGCAAATACAAGTTTTCGTACAGATGGTATCTTGTTTGAGGCAGAACCAGATTGGTCGGGTTATACAATGAAATCTCACCTCGCAAGGATTAGACAAATTAATCCAAAATGGGGCGATACTATTATGACTTATGTTGGTACGGCTAACCGCAAGGGTATGTCTACTGAAACTTATCTAAAACAAGTAGGTAAGGTGGTATATGATGATACTGATGATCCAATCAATTTCATGTTATATGGTGAAGGTAGACGTAAGGTTAAGTTGATTAGTTACAGTGCACCGGATATGGCAAGACCTGGTATCAATAAGAGTAGATACACACTTACCTTCGAGAGTGCTATATTTAGTGATGTAACTTTGATTATTGGTATGAATGATGCTTACAGACATCGTATAGTTGATGGTCCGATACCTAATGGTAGTCATTATGAATATGTGTGCGAATTGATGGGTGATAAGAAAAGATTCGTTCCGCCAGCAGAATTACAGGCAGGGTTTACGTTTACTCGTGAAGGTGCTCCTGTACCTATGACTGATTCTATGAGAGGTGCTAAACCATCATATAGTAGTCCTTATGCTCGTACTTTTAATTGGTCAGCAGTAAGAACTCAGGATGATGTTCCTGGTAATATGAGACACAGACCAGTTGCATTTGCATGGAAAGATGATTCCGGTAAAGCAATGTATACTTGGGAATTATATCGTACTTGGGTTAATGATTCATTCTTTGATGAGTTGAAAAATAACTCTATTGTATGGGGTAAGTCTAACAGGAATGATGATGGTGGATATGATGATATCGACGAAAGAAGTGGAGTTGAGATCACTGAGGATGACGGTGTCGTTGCTCAAATGGAAAGAGGTAATCTTGATCATTATAATACATTTGATATTGATGAGTTTGAAGAGCAGATTCTTAGACTACGTGTAGGTAAGAATGTTTCAGATAAAACTCATTATGTAATCAAGTCGGGTACTTATGGTATGAGACAAGTGAACAATGCTATTTCAGAGAAGGTAAAAGGTTGGACACTTTATCCTAATGATCAAGTATTTGGAACTAAGAATAACTTGGGCTTTGGATTCTCATTT